CCGGCATCGACTGGCCGAAGGACGCCCCCTACAACCCCACCCCAGGCGACCCCGACAACGAGTACGGACAGGTCATCGTCATGGGCACCTGCTTCGACCCCAACGACCTCTACGACACGTTGCGGAACGCGCCCAAGTACAAACTGCTCTACTTCGACTGCTTCTGGGACTACGCCAAGAACGCCCCCGACCCGACGCAGACGAAGGCCCTGTGGCCCGAAGTGTGGCCCGTGGGGCGGCTGAACTCCATGCGCGACGAGATGGGCTGGTCGCAGGAGGACTTCGACAAAGGATGCGCAACATCGCAAGGAGCCAGTCGGAGATAGTCTTCCGTCGGGAGTGGTTCTACGGCGACGATAACTTCCCCGGCTGCCTTGATGAGACGCGCTCGTTCGGCGACATCCCTAAAGATGAGAACGGCGAGGACATCAGTTTGCTCAAGGTGCTCGGATTCGACCCCGCCTCGGGCAAAAAGAGCGTGTTCGCGGCCTACCCGACGTGGCAACTGCTTGGATTCCCCACCGGGGGCGACCCGGATACCAGTACGCGCTACCTGATCGACGCCTACCGCCTGAAATCGGGCGTTGAGGAGCTTCTCGACGTGCTTCTGGACGGAAACTCAACGATACCACACCCAGGATTCCACAAGAAGTACAAGTACGACATCTGCGTGGTCGAGCAGAACGGCTTTGCCAACCTGATGACCACCCATGTGCGCTTCCAGCGGGCGAAGAACCGGGGCATTGTCTTCAGGCCGCACGAAACGCAGCGCAATAAGCGTGATCCGCTCGTCGGCGTGCAGAGCATGGCCGAAATCTTCAAGACGGGGAAGGTATCCATCCCCTACAAGACGCCCGAAGACAAGAAACTGGCCGACAGCATGATAACGCAGTTCATCGACTTCGCCTTCACGCGCACCGGGCGCAAGCGCAGCCTGACCGACTACGTGATGAGTTTTTGGTTCGCCGAACTGGAGTGCCGCAAGACACAGAACAACCTCAAGCCGTCCGTGCATCGCACTTCGCGCTACTCCATCAAGAACCCCGCCTTCCAGAGGAAGTAGTGCATAATCTTTCCTGATAGCGTATAATGTACAGTCGCTATGCATAACTAGCCGGGAGGTGTCCTTTGGCTTCAGTTGGAAGGCCCGCAACTAAAAAGGGGCCGAAGGCCGCCAAGCATCGTGCTGCGAGCCGTGAAGAGTACAGGGGCCTTCCTGATTCCGGTAAGAAGAAGCGAGTAGCCAGTCGGGACAAGACTGCGCAGCGCAAGGCGGACGCCAAGCGCCTCTCCACTCAACGCAATAAACGCAACGCCTACCACAAGGCCGACGCCAAGGCGACCAGGGGAATCCCCAAGGGGACCAAGTGCGCTAACTGTGGTTCCACCACCAACATCCAGCGCCACGTCGTGAACGGCAAGTTCAAGCAGTATCTTTGCGGTCGTTGCAACGTTAAGGCTATTGGAGGTGGGAAGTGAACACCTCCGACATCGTTCGCCTGAGGGTCGCGCTTGTCGCCGAGGGAGCGACGCGGCACGAAAAGTACGACTACATCATGGACGCCATCGGCGGCGACTATGAGACTCGTCGGCTACAGGGGCTTTGGGAACGCTTCCAGCAGTTCACCGGGCTCGACCAGAAGATGCCGCTCGACAGGGAGACCTTCGAGTTCCGCCTCAATCTCATCCCCTCCGTCATCAGAGCTTCGCGCTCGTTCCTTGCCACCGTCCCAACGCTTCGTTGCCCTCCGTCAAAGCCGGAAGAGGCCGAGTCGCGGGCGCAGGCCGAGAAGCTTGAGCGCGTCTATCAGGGTTTCTGGCAGTACAGCCACATCGGGAAACGGTTGAACCAGCTTGGCTACTGGAACCCGACACTTGGGACGACCATCGGCGTCGTATGGCCGGATATCGAGAATAAGCGCCCCACGCTCCAGATGCGCTCCCCCTACGGCTTCTACCCCGTACTCAGGGACGTGGACGGCTACAATCTCAAGTGCGCCATCTTCCATTCCCGATACACGCGCCGACAGTGCAGGGCCATGTACCCCGGCCTTCCGTCATCGTTCAAGGAGTCAGACGATCTCTGTAACGTCGATGAGTATTACGACGACAAGGAGATCGTCACCATCGTTGCCGATGAGCACCGCGTCAAGGAAATCAAGAACATGTGGGGCTTCGTCGCCATGGTCATCATCCCCAACGAGACCTTCGGTGAGGGGCCATGGGGTGACGGGGACGTGGAGTGGGTCATCCCCTTGCAGGCCGAGCATAACTACCGCGAGACCATCAAGAACGCGACCCTCTCCCTCTCCCAGATGCAGCCACTTGCCATCGAAGACGGGGACAACCTGCCCGAAGATATCCCTATGGGGCCACTGGACGGCATCCCGGTGAACCCCGGTGGCAAGGTCTACCGCGTATCGCCGCCACAGGTGCCCTACCAGATGATGCAGGCACAAACCGACCTGCTCAAGCTCATCGACCGCGTCGGGCAAGTCCCTTCAGTGATGCGCTCCGAATTCTCCGGCAACGCAGCCACGGGAAAGGCTATCTCGGCGCTTCTCGGGCCGACACAGATGGCCTACAACGTGAAGGGGAATGAGATATACCCCGCTCTCGCCGAGCTGAACAAGATGGCCATGAAGATGTGGCTGAAGATGTGGGGTAAGGAAGAGCACACCGTCTACTCACTCGACACGACCAAGAACAACAAGATGAGCGTCGAGACATTCTCTCCGGAAGAGTTCGACCCGTGGTTCGAGAACATCGTCTTCGTCGACTCGTCTTCGTACTTCGACGCGCAGAGCAGGTTCATCATCAATCTCCAGGCCGTCCAGAACCGCCTCAAGAGCAGGCAGACGGCCTCCGCTGAGACTCCTGGCGTGGACGATGCAGAGTTGGAGCAGAAGCTCATCAAGCAGGAACTCGCCGAGGACATGCAGATGCAGCAAGGCGGCCCGCAGAGTCAGATTACGCAGGCCAACGAAGCTTTTGCAGAGGCCAACGTGCAGCCTGACATGGCCGCGCAGGGAGCGACCAACGCCAACGCCACCAAGGGTTACATCGGCGAGATGCCGGTGGCTCAGACAACAGGCGGGTTTGAGTCCGGAGCAGCCCCAGAGCTTCCCCCCGAGGCTCCCGAGCAGGAAGGCACCCTACTCAGTGACCTGATCGAGTTCTTCGGAGAGATTCCGAAACTCAAAGGCAAGGTCTGGCTCGCAGGCGGAGTCGTCTCCGACCCGTCATACGCCGTCGGTTCGCCGACCTACGTCGGTATCGAGGTCTTCCTTGAGAAGATGAGCGACAAGAGCGCCATCAATCAGAAAATGCGCGATGAGTACCCAGAAGTCTGGGGCAATCTCGTCTACCATGAAGGCGAGCCCGGACCCGATGAGCCCTCCATCCTGGTCTTCGATCCTGAGGGTCCGACCGATGAGGACATGCCTCCCGACCTCATGGACGAGGAGATGGGTGGGATGCCTCCCGAGATGGCGGGTGCTCCGGCGATGGGAGCGATGCCGCCTGAGATGGGCGGTGTGGTGTGAGCCCCCTGCCACGACTGCCCCAACATGGTGATGCCGCCAAACTGGAGCAACTAGCTACCGGCACCAAGCAGACCAACGGCACTTCCGGGCCGACCATCCAGCGCACGCCGGTCGGCAGGCCAGAAGGAACTACTGGTATTCCAGCGCCGAGGCAGAGCGCGCAGCCGGTGGTGCGTCCTGAGCACCAGCAGGTCTTCGATGAACTGGCGCAGGCTGAACTGGTACGGCAGCAGTGGGCGGCAGTAGCCTCGCAGTCTCCGACGCCATGGGTGCAGGGGATGCTCAACATAGCTGAACAGAACTACCAAGCCGCAGCCGTGCGTGCTTACAATGTCGTGCCGAACGCTGAGTTTTAGGCATGGCGTATAAGTACCCGACTTGGAGCGAAGCCCCAGCAATCGGGGAACCGGCAAAGAAGAAAAAGAAGAAGAAGCAGGAAAAGCGCTTCGTAGGCCCAACTGTCGAGGCGGCCACGAAGGGTCTTGCCGGTCCGAGCGGGAAACTCAATACCAACTATCCAGCCAAGATGTCTGGGGTGTCCCGCGAGCAGCAGATGTCCGGGGAGTGGACACCCAACCTTACCGCCGAACAGGCGCAGGCTCAAATCACGCCTATCGGCAGCCTGATCGCGCAGGGGCAACTCAGCGGTACACCAGACCTCAACGCCACGCCGCAGGAAGCCACTGTCCGCAACATCAACATCGCCTACTTCAATCTCACGGGGAAACTTGCCACCCCGATGCAGGTACTCGCGCTCCTCAACAGCCCCGCAACATCAGGTCTGAGCGTCGAGCAGTACGTCAAGCTCCTCGCCGGTGCCGAGAAGATGCACGCAGAGGAAAAGGCTGAGCAGGCGGCTTACGAGAAGTCCAATGTCGGACTGTTCTACGGGACTGAAGTCAAGCAGATAACCAAGTACCGTGATGCCCGTGGCTATGGCGCTCGTGGAGTTGGTGGTATGGACGCGCTCAAACCAGGGACGCCGTACACCATCACCACGCCACTGAAGAGCGACGCCGATGTCAACTTGGTCAAGGAAGACATACGCCGCCTCCAGCAAGCCAGCATGAAGGACACCATGCCGAACTCGCGGGATGCTGCCATGACAGCCGACCCGATGGGCGAGATGAAGGCATTTGAGGTGATGGTCTACCAGCGCCTCTCTAATCGTGGTGTGCCGATAGATTATGACCGCGACAACTTCATCAACGATCCAGCCTTCCTTGGCCACGCGGCGATGTATGCCATGGGGCCACAGTGGGCCTACACGCTCTACGGTGACGACAATGAGAAGAAGAACGCGAACGAGGTCACTAAGTACCTTCGCAGCCTTCCATTCACGCAAGACTATCTCGACCAGATAGGTAAGCAGATTGGAGTGGGCGTGGCCGACTGGTCGAATGAAGAGACCTTCGGCATGGTCATCGATGCGATGCGCCATTCAGACCAGGAGTTCGTCAAGACCGCTGTGTGGGATGCATGGCTGTTCGGCAGAGAGAAGGACACCGCCCCTTCACAGTCGCTGTTCGACTTCGCCGATAAGTTCGGCATTGACAAACTTCCCCTTGCTCAGCAGGAAGACTACCGTCGCTCCGAGTACAGCATCTCGGGCATCATGGAGCAGGCCATGGGCGGGGCAAGCGAGGCATGGAAGAAGGCTCGCAAGGTCCCGTGGCTTGGGCGGATGCTCTACCCCATAGACAAGGTCGGCTATGGATTGAATTATGGCGTTGCGTGGAGCATGGAAGAGATCATGAAGCGCGGCGCGGTGGTCATCGACCTCGCCTATCAGGGCAACCCGGAAATCTATGACAAGGGCTACACGCAGCAGGAGTACGTGCAGGCCGTGCTCTCTGGGGAGATGGAGGGCGTCGGCTTCTGGGACTCCTTCACCACCGAGATGTGGGACTACAACTGGGGCGTCTTCTTCGACGGCTCCCGTATCGCCGCCGCGATGGAGAACAACAAGGGCCGCAACCCTTTCAGCGAACTGGCCGAGACCATCTCCGTCGAGCAGTACGGCGAGATAAAGCCGTGGATAGAGGACGTCGGCAACCTCGCCAACTTCGCCACCATGTTCTACCTTGGCGCGAAGGTCGGCGACCCGCTGGCGCGGACGGCAATCAAGTACACTGGCAAGGGCACATTCGAGGCCGGTCGCGCTGTGGAGATGTACGTCAAGAGCGCGCGCCAGCGGTACGGCAAGCCGCAGGGCGCTATCGGGCACGCAGGCGAGTGGGTACTGCGGGTCAAGAAGAGCGACCTCGCGGACATGCCTCCTGAACTCAGGACCGAATACAACCGCGTCAAGGAGCGGTACCGTGACCTTGAGAGGACCATGGTCGATGACGCCTCTTCGGCCAGTGAGCGTGCGGACTTCAGCCGTGCGGCCGATGTCTCCAGCGTCGTCGAGCGCAAAGACATCATCGCATGGATACGGGACCGTGGCGGCATCGACAAGGACTCGGTGACGGTCGAGGGGTTTACCGGCAAGAACTGGACCGAGGCGAACCGCGAGTACGGCGGCACGCTGAAATCGAAGAAGAAGAACGCCCCTGCCGACTACAAGCAGCCGCAGGCACTCGATACCCTCGTTGACGAACTGAACGGCGAGTTCTCCGGACTCAACCTCGACGTCGAACGGCTGAAAGCGATCCTCTCCCAACGTACCAGCAGGCCAGCATCCGCGCTTTCCAAGGAAGAGGTCGCGCAGACGCTCGCTGAGATGGATGCGCTTGAAGGCCGCGCCGCCTACATCCTCTCTAACAAGCGCCTGCCAGAAAACGAGGGTCTGCTGACCGCGGGAGAGACCGCCCCCGCAGCGCGTGGGGTCGTAACCACCGACGCCCAGGGCGTGAAGGTGACGGTATACAGGGGAAGCAAGACCGGAGGGGAGAGAGGTCGGTACTTTTCAGAGAGCAAGCAATATGCAGATGAGTTTGGCCCATCCTCTGTATACGAACTAGACCTTAGTATCCACAAGGTCGCCGACTTCACTACTGGGTCCCACTCTTGGGGGAAGCGTCTAGAAGAACTTGGTGTCCCAAAGGAAACGCTAGACAAGATTGATGCGGATGTTAGAGCGCAAAAGTTGCCGCTCAATGAGCAGGCGCGGGCCATCACTGACGCGCAAAATGCGGAGCTTTCCAAGCTCGGATACACAGCAAAGAAGTTCTACGACGGAGACCCCGACAAGCTTGCTACTACATATGAAGTGATTTCTGGAGAAAAGCCACGCCCCACCACGGACGCCCAGGGCGTGAAGGTCGCCCCGGTTAAGACCGCTGAGGGCGAGTTCATGTCGGACGCCAGCATCGTTGAGGCGAACCAGTGGCTCAACGACAACGGCTTCACGACCAAGCAGTCGCACTCTGGTCTTGCCGCAGACCATCCAAAGGGCACCAACGCTCGTGAGGTTCCTCCATACGAGGAGTTCGCCTACCACGATGTGCGCGGAAAGACGCGCACCATCAAGGCAGCCGCAAAGCGCCTCGGGTACAAGGTTGAGGAGTCGGTCGATAAGAAGTCGTTTATCGTCCACGGAGATGTGAATGAGTTGACCTATGCTCTCGGACGCGAGCGGGCGGCAGAGGTGCTGGCGCATATTGAACACCCCCCCGGTACGTTCGAGCCCTCGCCGAGAGGTCCTGAGCCGCCCTCTCCAGGGCTCCCGACAACCGTGTCCGAAGCACGCGATCAGATGATGGCGACTATCTTCCGCCGCGAAAACGAGGTCGTCGCCTCTATCGACGATCCCGTCTACATCGCCAGAGATATGTACAAGGTCCCTGAATCGAATCTCGAAGCTATGGAGTTGGTAGAGCGTCTCGCTGAGACCACTGACCTTGCCGAAATCAACCGCCTACTCTTCCAGCTTGGTGAGCACGCCGTCGAGATTGATGGCGGGGCCAGTGCGTTCTTCCAGAACATGCGCATGATGGCCTACAGGAAGGGTATGGGGCACAGGGGCTTCTCGCGCTTCTTCATCACCCCGTCGCTCAACAGCAGGGTGCATGGCGTCGACGGTTCTACCGATGCCACCTACGCCTACATGGTCGCGAACAAGCTCGGCATGAGGACTCTTGACGAAGTCGGCTGGGCGCGAATCAGGGAACTACGTACCGAGCTGTGGCGAGAGACCAACGCCCTGAAGAAGAACAACATCATCAGCCGGATTGACGACGAGATAGAGGCGAACATCATCCGTGAGCGCGGCAGCCTCGATGGTCTGCACAAGTGGGAGAAGACGGCTCGCAGTATCAAGGGCGAGAAGATTCTTGCGGACGTCAAGGGGACCGCATACCTACCGAAATTCGACGAACGCGGCGTGCCGGTGGAAGGCTCTCGCGTTTCCTCGCCGGGGAAGGCGCAGAGTCACGTCCAGAGGCAAATCGATGTCGAGTGGAAGCGGGTCCAAGAGATTGCCAAGGATGCATCGGAAGCAGACAAGGCGAAAGTAAAGGTGGCTTTCGACAAGGCTGTCAAGGTAGCGGTGCAGACTGAGAAAGACATCGCAGACTACCTGCGTCTGTCCAAGAAGAAGAGTCTGACTAGGGCAGAGCAGCGACGGCTTTCCCAGTGCGAAGGGACGATAGACAGCTATGGCAGCGACGTACCATTCCTCCAGCAGCAGGGCATGGCTCACATCACGATGAGGCACAACCCCGACATGCTCGCCGCCTACATGAGTGGCGCTCCGGGGATGTCCGCGTGGGTGGTGGATGCCACCGTGTTCCAGCCGCTTATGACCATCTTCAAGGAGACTGTCATGGCGTCACTTGGCTTCGCCCTCAAGGTGAACGCAGGAGACGAGTACACAAGGCTCATCGCCGAGGGCGTGCCGAAGAGATACGCCCGCGCCACCGCTGTGAAGCGCGAGATGCGCGCCATGGGCATCTGGGGGAAAGACCTCGATGCTCAACTGCACCAGGACATGGCGATGGACTGGGCCGGGAGTGGCTCGCAGCGCATGGTGATGAAGTCCTTTGACGACCCGCAGTATTTCCACTTCCTCTCAGAGGACCTTTACCGCTGGGGTAAAGAGCCAATCGTCAAGCGCCTGATGAAGGAGAAGGGCGGAGAGTTCCCACAGGACCCCGGCGACGTGCGAGCGTTCATCAAGAAGATCGTCAGGGAGGACAGTGATGACGGTCAGGCGCTCAGAGAGTTCCTCAGCGATACTTATCGCTTTGAGGAAGGCTCTATCAACAACGCCTCGTTTGAGGCGTGGGCAGCCGAGTGGCAGGCCCGCCTTGAGACCATCGGCAAAAACCCGACCCTGCGCAGAGCGATGACGGAAAAGGTCAAGCCAGAGATTCTCAAGCGCGACGTTCCGAAGGAGCAACTCTGGCCGGTCAATGCCCCAGAGAATACCGCCTACGTCGGCTCCAACTGGAATCCTCTGACCATCGCCGTCAAGGCAAATCCCTTCCACTACGTCTATCAG